AAGTTGAAGATATTTCCAGTAGATTTGATAAGATAAAAGAAAGTGCAAGGAAAGCCACTGAATCAGTTGCTAAGATTACATTCAAAGCCGCTGAAACGTCCGCACAGGCTTACTTCAAAACAACGGAAACTGGCTTTAAAGCAGGACTAACAGCCGTTGAAACGTACGCAAAAGCACTTGGAACTGTCGTAACTGATGTCGGTATGCTTTCCGGAAAGACAAGCATGGATTTTGAAAGTCAGATGTCTGTTGTACAGTCAATTTCAGGAGCATCGGCAGAAGAATACGAAAAACTTTCTGAAAAGGCTCTTGAAATGGGCAGAACCACTTCTTTCAGTGCCTCACAGTCCGCAAAGGCTCTTGAATACATGGCTATGGCTGGCTGGGACGTTGACGACATGGCGGACGGTCTGAGCGGTATCGTAAGGCTTGCGGAATCGTCAGGGGAAGAACTTGCAACTGTTTCCGACATTGTAACGGACGCTATGACCGCTTTCGGCATGACTGCCGATATGTCAGACCATTTCGCTGACGTTCTTGCAAAAACCGCTTCCAGTGCCAATACTGATGTCGGCATGATGGGCGAAACGTTTAAATATGTCGCTCCGCTAGCAGGGGCATTGAATTACAGCATTGAAGATATGTCAGTTGCTATCGGTCTTATGGCGAATGCAGGCATAAAGGAGTCAAATTCGGGTACGGCTCTTCGTACTCTCATTTCAAATCTGGCAGACCCTACGGACGAAGTCGCCACGGCTATGGAAGAACTCGGCATATCGCTTACGAACGATGACGGCACGATGAAGTCCTTCAAAGAAACTTTAGCTTCGTTCCGCAACGGCTTCGCAGGGCTTACGGAAGTCCAAAAAGCCCAGTATGCAAGCACATTAGCAGGTCAGAAAGGTATGTCGGGATTGCTCGCTATGGTGAACGCTTCTGATGAGGATTTCGACAAACTGAGGGAATCCATTGACAATTGCAGCGGTGCGGCAGAGAAAATGGCTAAAATCCGCATTGACAACCTGCAGGGTGACATTACTTTGCTTAAATCGTCCCTTGAGGGTATCGGAATTGCCATCGGTCAGAGTTTTACCCCTATGCTCCGCAAGGCTGTACAGTCCGTCAAGGAAATTGCCGATAGTTTCAATGAAAACGGTTTTGAATCCGCTATCGGAAAATTTCGGAAAGTTTCCGCACAGGCTCTGGATTTTGCAAGTTCCGAAATCCCGAAAAAATTACCCAAAATTATAAGTATTTTCAATACTGTCGCAACTCAAATCGCAAGAACTGCTGTAAAGTTCATGCCAGTCATCAGAAAAACAGTTCTGCCAGAAATCCTCAAAGGCACGAAAGAACTCGCTCTTTCCGCTGTTGACCTGCTCCCTGAATTTTCAACTGAACTTACAGGCAGTGCTATCGAACTTTTCGGCGGTATTTTTGACGGTCTTAACAGTGTTATGGACAGGTTAATGCCCGCAATTCCTGAAACTGTCAAAACTATCATAAACAAATTTAAGGAAAACGCTCCGAAATTATTTAACCAAACTCTTGATTTTTTTGGAAACGTGACACAGGCATTCACAGAAATCGCAGGTCAGATACTGCCTGAAATTCCAAATCTGATAAACAGCGTTGTTGCTGAATTTAACTCAGACGAAAACAAGGAACGTTTCAGCGGTATTTTTGACAAGCTCGATATTGTCGAGAACTTCAACAGCATTCTGCAAAATACCGATTTTGGTACAATTGCCGAAACGGTTTCAAGTGGTATCACGTCTGCGATTAATGGACTTGAAAATTTCTTTGCAAATATTGATTATGAGAGTCTTGCACAGGATATTACGGATTTTGCAAACGGCATAGACTGGAACGGTATTCTTGGCGCAACTGCTAAAACTATCGGAACAATAATCGCTAACACTCCTTCACTGGCTAAGGATATTTTCAGCGGTCTTGATGTGGAAGTCCAGACTGCTATTATTGGTGCGACTATCGCAAAAAGCATTGTTTCCAGTCTTTTGACTACATTTAAAACCAGCGATACAATTTCGGCAGGCTTTGCAAGCGTAAAAGCCGTCATGACTACAAATCTTAGTGCTATCGGTACAGCTGGAGGAGCTTCACTTACTACCGCTCTGGGCGGTGCTGTAACTGGCTTTCTGGTCGGCTGGAACATCGGTACTCTTATCCGTGAGGCTATTGGACCTGAAAAAATTGATGAGGCTCTTGAACCGTTCTTTGATGCGTGGACATCAGGCTGGAACGATATTTACAACTTCTATGCAGGTGTTATCGACAAAATTATTGATAAATGGCATGAACTGCAAAATCTCTTTTCAACGATGTCTTTCAAGGGTTTCGGGGACTATTTCTATAATGAGTGGCTTTTGGGCGAAGATGTCCCCATGTTCGCAAAGGGTGGATTTTTGCAAAGCGGGAAGGCTATTGTCGGGGAGCAGGGTCCTGAACTCATTGAACTTAAAAATGGCGGTGTTCAGGTTACTCCGTTCTCTGACTTCCAAAATATCGGAAACTCTCTGCTTTCAGGACTGTCCGCTGTCGAAAGGGTAAGCAACAGTTCCGTTACAAACAATGATAACCGCTCATTTTATATGACTGTCAATCTGAATGCCACGTTGCAGTCTGATTCCGACATTGACCGCACCGCTGAACTGCTCGCAAGACGTACTCAAAAAATTTTGGCAGGACAAGGAATGTGAGGTTTTATGAGTTATTTTATCTTCAACAATATTGACAGCCGTGATTTCGGACTGCTTAAACGCAGTCCAGTCATCAACAAATCGCAGACTGTTGCGAACCCTGTTACAATCCCCGATAACCCTGTCAAATTATATCCTGCAACCCTCAACCGTGACGAAATTTCAATAGCTGTCACATTAGGTCTGAGAAGCCGTGAAGTCTTACGCAGCGTCTATGCGTGGCTTGACAGTATCGGCACGCTGTCTTTCAGCACCGAACCCGACAAGTTCTACATAGTACAGAAAACCGCAACTTCTTCCGAGTACCTTTCCGCACGGTTTGCAGTAATCGAAATAACGTTCATCTGTCAGCCGTTCGCCTATGCAGTCAATCCTACTGTGCAGGCGGTCACGGCTTCCAACACCGAAGTGAATAATGTCGGAACGGTCTTTTCTGCACCTGAAATCCGCTTTATTCCGACTTCTGACAGTGTTATTGTGACTGTCAACAATGTGGATTTCTCGGTTGAAAACTTGTCGCAAGTCGGTACGCAGTCGCTCATCGGAAAGGAAGTCGTCATTGACAGCGAGGCACACGTCACATATTTTGTCGGTGAGGACGGGCGGAAATGGTCAGTCAATGACCATACATTCAATGACTATCCTCGACTTCATACAGGTCTGAATTACGTTCGGCACAATGGGAATGTGTCGGAAATGTCAATAAACGTTCGGGAAAGGTGGCTGTAATTATGCAAGGTGACGGCTCACAGGCAAACCCTTACATTCCTGAAAACTGGGCGGATTTCGTGACCGCTTGCGAAACTTCGGGGGCTTATGTTTCAGTTCCGCAAGGGACTGTTTACGAATTTAACGAAATCGCTCCGGCTGGGTTTTCGGGAACAATATGCACAGGTACGAATCTGACGATATACGGCAACGGACTGACTATTAACAATCTCAGGTACATAGGGAAACACTTTTTCGGAGACAGGAAAAATAATTCTCTTTTTGATATAAATTTTACTAATATGTACTTTACAAGTGGCTTTTTTGCTGGTGATACTTCAAACTCTACAAGTACAGATTTTTTGAATTTTTACCATTGCCGATTTTCAGGGGAATTTTATGGTTTGAGCAAATTTTGTTACTGTAATCAGAACATATATTTTCGTGATACAGACGGGAAAGGTTGTTCTTTCAATTTGGCTTTTTATGACAATGCTATTGCTTTTAATCGACGATATAATTACAGCTATATTTACAATGGAAACGTAAAATTAAGCGGTGAAAGTACTGCCTCAATGCAGGGAATTTACGCTTACGACAGCCAATTTACAGGCAAAATGCCGTTTTCTTCCGTGGCTTTCTCAACCGCTGACCGCTGTATTTTCGATATGGATATTGAAAATATTTCAAAGTCAAGCGGAACTTCTGTTCTTAATTCCGACAGGCTGACGGGTACGCAGTCGGGCTTTCTCACTGCCGACAGCCAACAGATAAGAAATGCTGAATATCTGCGAAATATCGGCTTTCCGATTGGGGTGTGACAAATGGCTTGGTACGAAAATCAGAACGGTGAACCGCAAAACGATTCTCTTGAAGAAATCCCCGAAAATGCCTTTACACAGCCTTTTCCGTCATCTTTGTGGAGAGTTGACCCGAGTTTCAATGACGGTCTGCCTTATCACGAAATTTTAGAGGACGTAAGCGGTGCGGACATCTGGTCTTTACCGCCTGAAAATCGCCTGAAAGTCTATTCCATGTGGGAGAAGCAGGACGGTTTCAAGTCGAACGGGCTTGCGGTTCTTGACCCGATTTCCTGCCCTTCTCATCATGAATTTGGCGGTCGCTGGGACGTGACCCTCACACACCCACTCGACGACTGGGGAAAATGGCGGTTTTTAGTTCCGCAGAATATCTTGAAGGTGAACGGTCAGTTGTTCAGAATTGGCTTGGAACAGCCAAAAATTAACACTTCTGAACGCACTGTCACGGTCACGGCAAGCCACATTTTCTATGACCTCAACCGTGACATTCTTCTGCTGAAAACCTGCGGAAATGTCAGTCCTACGGCATTTTTGGAGTGGGTCATGGCGAACGGCACTTTTTATCCGTTCCGAAATTCGCCCGAATATTCGTCCTACAACATCTACGAATTTGACTTCAATACCAATATTTCGGGGATTTCCGCAGATGTCGGGGAGTTCGTCAACGTCACTTTGACCGCCTCATTAATCGGGGAAAACAATTGTTTTGTGAACCTTTTCGGCGGTGAACTCTATCGCAATAATTTTTACTTTTCTCTCAACAAACGCATGGAAAATGCCCGTGACAATGCCTTTTTTCTGCGATATTCCGCTGATTTGTCCGAAATCGAAATGTCCGCTGATTTCTCAAATTTTGCGACAAATGTTCAGTTCATCGACATGAACGGCGAATGGTGCGGGGCTTCGTGGTGGACTGACCAAACTACCGCCGTCACCGATGTGACCGCCGTTCCGTTCGTGAGGGCGGTCAAGCTGAGTGTGCCGTTCTCGGAACAAATTCAGGATAAATATTTTTATCAAAATGCCTACCCGAAATATTCCTACCGCATCAAGCTTGCAAACGTCCGAAATGACCCGAAATACAAGGATTTCGCCAACTTGCAGAACCTTAATGTCGGTGACAAGGGAACTGTCTACTGTGAACCCCTCGGCATTAAAACCGAACAAATGGTCACCTGCATTGAACGTGACGAACTCACAGGCGAATACACGTCCGTGACCCTCGGCTCGCTTTCCGACAGTCTGAGCCGTCCGAACCAGTTTTCAGGGGTCGTGACAAGCGGAAATTCCGCTACAGACAGGCAAATTCAGGCTCTGCAATCCGAACTGAAAAACGAAAAATTACGTTCCCTCAGAACGTGGGGCGGTGCAAAGTCTTTCAAGTGGAACGAAGTTTCTAATTTTACTTGGTCGGAGGTGAGAAAATATGAATAATTCCCAGAATTTTGGCTTTTATCTCCCCGAGGATTCAGACCCGATTCACGTTACAGACCTCAATGCAAATTTTTTAATTATTGACAGCGTTCTTACTGAAATCCAGCCGATTTCAGACAGCGAAATTTCTGAAATGTGGTCGGACAATTCAACCGAAAACAGTTGAAATTCCCCTGAAAATCGGTGTTTGTAAGAGGTCACAAAATTTCTTTCGGAGGTATTTTTATGGAGATTATTTACGAACGATTTATTGATTATTATAACAATGTCTCAGTGGTGAGGGCAAAAATCCTTATGGACTCGGCAAGCGAACTTCCCGGAATTTCGGACTTTACAGGTCTTCAGCTTGCCATGGGTTCAAAAGCCGTTGACCTTTCGTGCTGGGACGAGTACGCCCTCGACAGCCTCGGAAACTGGCATAAACAAGCCGTTTCGGGTCTCGAAAGCATTACGGAACAAGAATTAATCAATATGTGGTGAGGTGGCAGAAATGGCTAAATATCTTGATATTTCGGGTACGCAGACCCTCGTGAACCAGATTAAAACCCGTCTTGCGACAAAATCTGAAATCAATTTTGTTACGCAGGCTCAGTACGATGCACTTTCCGACAAAAGCGGAATTTATGCGGTTTATGAGACTTCCGCAAGCGTTCAGGCAAACGTGCAGACCCTTGACAGAACAAGCGAAATTTCCGATATTTCGGGGAAAACTGAACTTTCGGAAAACGATATTTCAAATGATGTTTCATCTGAAAACAGCACCGAAAAAAGTGTAGAAAATCCCAGTGTTTCGGAAGAAATTTCGCTTTCCGAAAACGAATTTTCAGACGAAAATTCCCTTGTAACAGACGTTGAAAAAAACAAAAAATTTCCCGATATTTCGCAGGAAATCCAAGTTTTAAGCAGTGAAATTTCTGATGTTTCAGAAGGTGAAAAAAGTGCTGAAAATGTCGATTTTTCGGGGGTGGATTCATGATTTTCAAGGACGGCAACCCAGTCAGATTTGTCTACAAGGACGGTCAGGCTATCGAAAAAATTTTTCATAACGGAAATCTTGTTTTCCAAAAACCTGTAATTTACGGCTGGCACGTCAACCCGAACGAATCCGACAGTTCCAATGCAGTGACTTATCTTGAAGATGCGGTCGGAATGACCCCTGCGACTATGCAAAGTTCAAATTTTGGCTATGGTTCGTGGGAAAATGCGTTTTTCATGCCAAAGCCCTGTATGCTCAAATCGGACGGAACTGTTGATTATTATCTCGACCCGAACGATTATTCAAAGAAAATTGACGGTTCGCCTTCAGATGTCGCAGACCCGAATTATGACGGCAACGCAATGATGGAATGGGGCTTGATTTGGTACAAATTTGAGGGCGGAACGGTTGACGGTGAGGGTTATTTTTACGTCAGCGACACGAAAATTGACGATAGTTACAAATGTTGGTGCAACGTCGATAGCCAAAACAACATCACTCCGCACTTCTACACGGCTATCTACAACGGCACGGGAACTGCGAAACTTAGGTCAATTTCGGGTGTAGCTCTGACTTCCGAAAACGGCAATGGAAGTACAACGGCAACTCAAGAAGTAATGCGGGCAACGGCAAACAACACCACAGAAGATGTTGAATGGTATACTGATGTGTGGTGCGACAGATTGCTTATCAATGCTCTGCTTGTTCTCATCGGAAAATCTCTCAATACTCAGGCTGTTTTCGGCAGAGGTTTAGACACAGGAGGGCAAACGGCTAAAGAGGCATATGTTACAGGTACGCTTAACGATAAAGGCTTATTTTGGGGCGATACCTCGAATGGCAATAGTGCAGCCAAAGTTTTCGGCATGGAAAATTGGTGGGCTTGTTGCTGGCACAGAACAGCAGGTTGTATCGCAGTTAATAGAATGCTCAAAATCAAACTCACCTACGGCACGGCTGACGGTTCAACTGCAGAAGGCTATAATCAGACTGGTAACGGTTATATTGATAACGGCATGATTCCGTCATCAAACGGTTTTGCAAGAACTATGACTTACAATCAGTATGGCTATATGACAAGCGATGTATCTAATAACAGTCCGTCCACATACTATGCTGATTGCTTTTATCAAAGTACAGGAACGAAGTACTTACTGGTTGGCGGTCGCTCTATCGAAGGTCGTGATGCGGGTGCATTCTATTTCTATCTTGATGCCGCACCTGGTCAGGCATCTTTGACTGTTTCCACTACGCTTTCCTGTAAGCCACTTGCGGTGAGAGGTGAGTAAAATGGACAGCAGTATCATTGTTGCCGTAATTTCGGCAGTTGTCACGATTTTCACGGTCATTCTGAACACTCGTGCAAGCAACCGTGAAATTCAGCACAAGCTTGAAACTTCGCAGGCAGTCACGGACACAAAAATTGAATCCCTCACCGCAGAAGTCCGTGAACACAACAATTACGCCCGCCGTATGCCTGTGGTTGAGGAACAAATCAGGGTTCTGAACCACCGTGTTTCAGATTTGGAGAGAAAACATGAAAATCCGTGAAAAATTCGCAAAATTAATTGACGTGAAGTCCCTCGTTACGCTCGTTCTGACCGCTGTTTTCAGCGTTCAGACGGTCAGAGGGGAAATTACTTCGGAACAGTTCCAGACCGTCTTCACGACCGTCACAGCGTTCTATTTTGGGGTGCAGTTTCAGAAAAGGAGTGATTGACTTGACTGTTGAAGTTATCGGTGGAGAGATTACAAATGCCGAAAAACAGGCATATATTCAGCACGTTTTTTCAAAAGTCGGGGACAATGATGTTGTCCAGAAAATCATCATCAGGCTTGACGGCGATTTCGTCAACCTTGAATGGCATTTCGCACCCGTCCCATTTGACCGTATCAGGCGAATTACAGGCTATTTGGTCGGCACTCTCGACAGGTTCAACAACGGCAAGCGTGCAGAAGTCGCTGACCGTGTTCATCACGGCTATGATGAGGACTATTACCGTGCTTGCGGTCTTTTTGAAGATTACGGTGAAAGCAGCGGACTTTTGGAGGAATGGTAATGCCAACTTGGATAAACTTGGATAAACTTGGATAAACTTGGATAAACTTTCTTGACAAGAAAAAGGAGTGATTTTCCCATGATTGATTTTGTTGTTTTCGGAATACCAGTCGGAAAGGGCAGACCTAAATTTTCAACTCGCAATAGTCGTGTAATTGCCTATACTCCGCCAAAAACAAGGGATTATGAAACGCTCGTACAAAAAGCTTTCCGTGAACAGTGCGGACAAATTTTCTTTGAAGATAATCCGCTTAAAGTCCGAATTACAGCGTATTTTCCGATTCCGACACGCACCCCGAAATCTTTAAGACACAAAATGCTGTGCGGTGAAGTTCGTCACGCCACAAAACCCGATTCCGACAACGTGGCGAAAAGCGTTCTGGACGCTCTCAATGGTGTTGCGTTCCGTGACGATTCGCAAGTATGTGAACTTTGCGTATCGAAATTTTACGATGACGAACCAAGAGTTGAAGTCGGCATTGAGGCTCTTCTGAAATTCGACTGACCCCCCCACCCTTAAAAAATTCATTTTTATTTGAAAAGGAGCAGATTTTTATGACTAAAAACGGCATTGACGTTTCATATGCACAGGAAAATATTGACTGGTCTCGTGTAAAGACCGATTTCTGCATAATTCAGGCAGGTTACGGAAGAATTTCCAGTCAGAAAGACAAGTTCTTTGAACGCAATTATTCCGGCTGTAAATCGCACAATATCCCCTGCGGTGCGTATTGGTATTCTTACGCAACAACTGTTGAAGATGCCAAAAAGGAAGCCTATGCGTGCCTCGAAGTCATCAAGGGAAAACAGTTTGAATATCCCGTCTACTTTGACCTCGAAGAACCTTCCGCCCTCGCAACTGGTAAGGCTAACTGTTCCGCTATGGTTCGTGCTTTCTGCAATATTCTCGAATCCGCTGGCTACTGGACGGGGCTGTATATGTCCGCCTCACACCTGAATACATACATCGAGGACGACATTAAGTCCAGATATTCAATATGGGTCGCTCATTATGGTGTGCCGAAACCGTCTTATAACGGGACTTACGGTATGTGGCAGTCATCAGCAACAGGCAGAATTGCAGGAATCAACAAGGACGTGGACATTGATTCAGCTTACATTGATTATCCTTCCGAAATTAAAAAAGCCGGGCTGAATGGCTTTCCGAAACAGTCCGCAGAAAATTCCGTGACTGCTAAGAAGTCAAAAAAGTTTGAAATAACCGTTGACGGCGTGACTTATTCAGGAACGCTTTCTGAAAAAACATAAAGAAAAATCCCTGATTGCTTTACAGTTATCAGGGATTTTTTAGTATATATCATTAATGTGCGAGTTCATAGGAACACTGATGATATATGTTATACATTAAGAAAAATTTCGAGTGAAAAGCTGGATTTATCCCATTTGGTATGATTATCTGTATGACGGGTATATCTTATTTCTTTGACGGTATTTTTCAGGAATTTATTTTTTTCATAAGGTTCTGCATCGGGATTCTGAAGGAGTTCCACAATTTCAGAAATAGCGAGAATTTTTTCTTCACGGTTTATTTTTGTGGTTGCTGATTTCTGAATATTTTCAAGTGCAGTCTGGAGTGACTGACGTTTTTCATCAAGTTTCTGTTTACGCTGTATAAAAATTTCGCCTGTATATATACCTTGTTCGAGCAAGTCATAGAGTCTGTCGAGTTGGTTTGTGACTGTTTTGAGTTCACGGGAAATGCGTTCGGCAGTTTTATCGGTATCGGAAAAGCAGTCGTTTTGGTTATCAGCGGATTTTGTTTTAAGTTCTTCCGCAATGCTTTTCAGGGAACTTATAACAGCCTCTTCCACATCTGAAAAAACAGCGGATTTGTTACCACAGTGCTGTTGACAAGGACAGTGTATTCTTGGCTGTATTCCCTTCCGCTGTGGCTGATAGACCATAGTTTTTCCGCACTCGCATTTCAGAACACCTGCGAACGGATTTACAAGTTTTTCGGTTTTATGCAGACGTGGATTTTTTATATGTCTTTCCTGTGCCTTTGCGAACATTTCCTCATTAATGATTGGTTCATGTCTGCCCTGAACCACAATCCACGTCTGACTGTCTGACTTAGGACGGCAAGTTATAATTTCGCCCTTTTCATATTTCCTGACGGTTTTTCTCCAGTTCCAGCGTATTTTGCCGATATATACAGGATTGCGGACTATATCCCTTATAGTAGAACCCGTCCAGTAGGGATTTTTACGGGGACTGATACCGAGTTCATTAAGACGTGTGGCGATTGCATCAGCACCGAGCTGTTGATTTGTGTAAAGGTCGAAAATCAAGCGTACTGTTTCGGCTTCCTGCTGATTGACCGCAAGAGCAGGCTTTTTTTCTATAAAAGTCTTTTCGTAACCATAAGGAGCTACAGAACCGATAAAGTTCCCTTCGCTGACGGAAGCAAGCCGACCTCTGAGCATAATTTCCTTGACGTATTCAAGATAGTCGTTACCCCTTGTGAGTTCGGTTTCAAAGAATTTTCTATCGAACTTGTCAGAAAGGCTATAGATTTTTGAAGGAGTTACAATAAGTGTATCCGTATACCTGAAAGCACGGATAACAGTACCGCAGTCGCTGAGGTCTCCCCTGCTCAGTCTCTGAGGGTCTGTTACTAAAACACCTGTAATATTTTCGGTCTGTATGAGACTAAGAATTTTCTGCATGACAGGTCTGTCCTGAATGGTCTCTCCCGAAACTATTTCACGGTATATGCAGTTATCGGGAATTTTCTCCCCGAAAGTTTTCAGTGCAAAATCCTGTAAAATATTCTCATGCCTTCCGAGGACTTCTTCAATAGTTTCGTTTTCTTCGGCTCTTGACTTTCGCAGATAGATAATGTACTTCAAAAAAATTCCTCCTTTCATCAAAACCCCTGTTTGAGCAGGGG